GCCGGTCATCGCTCCGCCGCTGCCGTGGGTGCCGAAGGAAATCGTTGCGAAGAATGATGCTGTCGCTAAGGTTCCGACGGCATGATTAAAATTGAACTGACTCCCGAACAAACCAACGCCCTGCTGCAACTCGTTGAAATCGGAATGAAGGCTGGGAATATCAACAATATCCGAGCCGGACTTCCCCTCTACGACCTGATCCTCGATTCAGCCAAGCAGCAGGCTCCAGCCGCTAACTAACAACGCACGATGACGGACCACCACGCTTTTATCAGAGACATCTCAATCGGCGTCGGTGGTCCGGCAATCGGCATTCTTGGAAACGCAGTATTCTCCGATCCGAATCTCAAGACTGTCTCATTGGCACTTGGCGCGCTCGCCGCGCTTCTCACTTGCGCCGTGAAAGCAGTAGAACTCTACCGCAAACTCAAAAACAACAAATGAACCCTAACATCGCCTCCCTCGTCCGCCATATCCTGACCGCTGCCGGTGGATTCATCGTTGCCAAAGGATTGGCCAGCACCGATCAGGTTACTGAAATCGTTGGCGCTATCGTCAGCATCTTCGGTGTCGCCTGGTCGATCATCAATAACAAGAAGAACGCCGACAAACGGTAATGAACTTCTTGGCCGACTTGGTCATGAAGTTGGTCATCTGGCTTCACGCGCTGACGACCAAGGACATTTCAAGTGAAGACGCAAAGAAACAACCTGATCTTAAGCGCGGTCTTCTTGATCGTGTGCGCGAGCATGAGCGTGAGCTGCGCGAGCAGAGTGATTTACGTCCCCCACGGTGAGCCTGTGCGCCTCGCTGAGAGCATTAAGGCGAAGGTTTGGGTGGTTGACGCCAGCGGCAAAATGGTGCGTAGTAATAACCGCATCATCATCCATGAAGGTTGGTATGCACTTCCAAAAGAATGAGCAACAACGCACCGTATAAAGGTTCTCCCGCCGTCGGTGGTGGCAGCGGACCTTACAAGCAGTCTCCGCCGCCCAAGCCTCCGGTTAAGCCGGTGCCAGGTCCGGTTCCGAGTGGCAGTGGACCGTACCGAGGTGGCAGCGGTCCTTATCGAGGTCGGTAATTCAAACGAAAATCCCCCGGTGGCTAAGAAACCATCGGGGGATAATTGTTTCCGCGTATCCTTAGCGTCCGAGCGACTTCATCACGCTGGCGACAAAGTCCTCGCTCTTGGCGGCGTTCGCATTTGCTGGTCGATAACCTCCAGATGTTGCCTTCGAGGTAACTCCCGGTTCGCTTCCACGATACTTCGATAGCTCGGCTTGTAGGCGCTTATTTACCTCAACCTGAGCATAGAGCAGTTCGCGGTACTTTGGCGCGGCAGCGGCCCAAAGAGCAGCCTTCGCTAGATCCTCCTCGCTGTTCTCACCATTGAAGATCTGCTTGGCAAGACCCAGACGCTGGTTCAGCTCGCCATTCCATTCCTCATCGCCCTCACGCGGCTCGAAGATTTCAAGTGCGCGAGCGTTCTCGCTCACCTTCGCCCAGGTCTTACTGGCCGACTCCAATGCAGCCTTCGTACCTTCTTCGTTGTCTTTCTGGTACTTCGAGATGACCGCATCGTAATCAGCTTTCGCCTCAGACATCTCCGCAGTCTTCTCGCCGTTAATCTCGTCGTACTTGACGATCAGCGCGCCGAGCTTCGCCTTCTTGGCCGGTGAAAGACCTTCAACGATGTCGTCGATCTGCGAGTTCCGGTAGTCGCTCTCAGGAGACTTGAGTAGGCCAACAAGCCGTTCTCCATCGGTGCCAACAAGACCTTTCACCGATTCGAAGACGCCATTGATTTTGCCCTCGTACTTCTTAACAAATTCAGGGTGACGCTCGATGTCGAGCAATCGGACACGCTCAGAAAGCGTGTCCCGCTCTTCCTGCAAGGTCTTGAGCTGAGCTTCGAAGTTCGGATTGGCAGTCTTGCCAGCCTTCAGCTCCTCTAATTGCTTCGCGAGCTGCGCCTTCTCCTCCTTGATCTTGCGGAAAGCATCAGCGGCCTTCGTAGACTTGATCGACTCGGGGATGTCCGAATCAGCGGCTGCTGAATCCTTGGCGACTGCGTCAGCTTTCTTCGCTCCAAACAACCGCTCGATGTCCATCTCGGACTTGCTGGCAGGCTTGGTCGTTTCTGCGGCGGCTGGCGTTGCGACTTTCTTAGGCTCCTCGGTAACAGGAGTCGATACGCCCTCATCGGCTTCGGCTCCCATGCGATTGAATGCGTCGAGAATCGAATTGCCAAAGTCAGGCTGCGACGCCGGATTGGTCAGCGGAGAGTTCAGTGGTACGTCCATAATTTGTTAGTATTGCTTATCAAAGGTTGCTTCAGGTTCTTTAGTAGTGTCATTCACCGACAATTTACGAAGGTTTTCAAGACAATGCGCGTAGCCAGCGGTTACACCGGCAGCAAAAATAATGTCCGATTCCTTGCTCACGTTTGACGGCATCGGGATAGGCATCGACTCAGCAACGATACGAATTGCCATGCGTAGAATTGGAGTTCTTAGGATCTTGCCTAGCTCAGCATGCTGATCGGAATCTATCCAATCTTGGATATTTACCTCAGGCAGCTCCATCAGGTTCTTCACTGTCTCCTTGCGGTTCTTCGTCGAGCCTCTTAGCCAGTTGATCATATCGTGTTGTTAGATGTCGTTTGAGTTTATGCCTCTGCGGAATTGGGTCGAGAATGTCGTCTAGCTTCATCGGCTTCTCCTTGTTGACGACATCGCGCTTGGGACGAATCACCTTCGTCACCTCCAGCATGTCGGCCAGTGGCAGCTTGATGTAGCCGCAATCAACGTCGTTGATACCGTACGAGACGACGAAATGATTCTTCGCGCTGTCGTAGAACGCTCCGCACGGGAACACGACCGCAGGCAATCCCGGCCACCAGTCCTGCTGATTCGTCCCAGTGAGAAGCGGCAACGTCGTCATCCGTGCAATGCGGAACGGTGCCTTAGCCTCGAATGCGTACGCTCCCATGTAGTAACGACGCTTCTTGTTGATCCAAGGCAATGAACTGTGGAAGAAGGTCCAGTACAAGCCATCGACCAGAATCGGATTCGAGCCGCCGCGAACCTCGCCAAACTTCCAGAGCGGATTGAACTCTTCGGTGACGTACTCCGCTTCCTTCTCAAGACGCCCATTAAGGCGTACTACGACATGAGGATTGGCCGAATACACCATGTGTGGCGCGTTATCGTGCGTGAAGTAGAGCCAGTTCTTCTCATGGCCATCGTTCACCATCGCCTGGGCGTAGTTGTTTCCGTAGATCGGATCGAATCGGGCGACGTTCAGGAACTGCTTGTCCAAGACGAACATCGCCTGATGCGCGTAGCTCTTGAACGGGACGAACGTGCAGCAGCTTAGTCCGTACTTGTCGCCGAACTTGACGATGCGCGGATCTTCGAACTGCTCCCCCGGCATGTGCGAGGTAAGCGTCAGCAACGCCTTCTTGATTGCTCCAAGATCCTTGGTCAGCTCGAAGATAACGATGTCGTTCTTCTCAAGGTAAACGTCCTCATCCTTCTCGCGCTTGTTGCGGCAGCGTCGGGTGAAAAGCAGGATCTGACCGTTCGGTTCCTGAACGATTGCAGGGTTGAAGTAGTAGGTTCCAACCTCCTCAGGAAGCGTGATTTTGCCAACCTCCCAGTCGCATTGCTCGGCCAGCTTGGGTACGTCGTTTTTTGCGTAGCTCATTAGAAACTCGGCTGCGAATTTGATTTCATCGTATTCAGCGAGCCAATGATCGCGTTCCTCGCGGACCTCGGTCAGATGCTCCTCGTTTTCTTTGGTTCGAATCTCAAGCGTCTTCCGCAAATCCTCGATCTGCATGAGCAAATCGGCCTGCCCATCACCGCCATTTGCAAATCGTTTGAGAGCTTTAAGAGACAGGCTTCGGATGATGTCTTTCATTGTTTTCGCACAAAAACCCGCGTTTTTCCGCCCTCCAGATACGTCAAATGCTCGTATTTTTTAAGCGCAAGATCTTGAACGAGCTTCATGGTTTCCCAATTCGCATCGTCCATTATGAACAGTCCGCCAATCCTAATCTTTGGCGTCCATGCAATCAAGTCTCGCGACGAATCCCACTCCGTATGCGCTCCGTCGAGATGGAAAATGTCGATGCTGTTGTCAGCAAAATCTGAAGACGCATCCCAAGAAGTCTTTCGGATCGTTGTCAGATTCTTGTCCAGCTCAAGCACCTTGAAATCACGGACAAACTGATTGTGAATCAAATCAAGCTGATCCTGCTCCTCGGTTAGACACTTGTTATACCCGTTTTCGCTCATCGCCGACTTGCTCCACGGATCAATTGCAAACACTTCGCATTGATGAACAAGCGATGCCGCGCAAAAACTGGCGATGCTCAATCCGCGCCATACTCCGACCTCAACAACCACTTTGGGTTTGAGTTCCAGTACAATGTCGAACATCCACCGACTCTTTTCCTCGAAGGTCCAGCCAGGGATGAAGCTCCTAGCCTTGATTACCTTGTCCCAGTGTTCGTTAGCCGTTGATTGTACTTGGTTGTCCATTTTGTGTTGCGAGTGGGGGAACTAAAGAATAGTGGCTGATTGTCGGGAGAGTTCTTTTTTTAAGCTGGATGTCGATTGGCGCGTACATCAGCTCGTTGGTTTCGATCAGATGCTTCACCGCAGTATTTCGCACCAGATAAGCATGCGTACACATCGGAGGGACAGGGGTATGAGCAACCCCCTCACGCACCATCAGCATTTTCGAGTCAAGGCAACAGTGGCCTACAAAAACAAACTGCCAGTCGCTTGGCAGATTCTCGATTTTCGCCATCAGCTTCTCCTTGAATCCGTCGCAAAGCTCAACGTCATCCTCAACAACAAGGAAGTAATCGTCATCGAGGTACTGCATTATCCTCCAAATGGTGTAATGGGACATCGAGCATCCAAGAACACTCTGCGAAATGCGGTATGTAGGGCCGTCTTCAGGAGTCCAGTTAGGATGATCGTCGAGGTACGACAACTTTGTATCCAAGCCCATCTTTGGGGCGTGGATTGCGTCAAACAAATGAAAGTCAATGCCATGACTCTTCAAATGATTGGAAACTGTTTCCCGCCTTTTAGTCGCTGACTTGAGGGAAACGCAAAATGTCCTTGGAAACTTCATTTGTTGGTTATTAAGACTGCTGATTTGTTGAATCCGCCAATGTTGAACATTCTCAAGAGCTTGGAGTTCGGCCAGTACAACACGTTGATCGGCCTGTATCCTCCCGCATCTGTGTCAGAGTTTGATTCGCAATGGTCGTTTACCACTAAAACGTATTTACTCTTAGTCGCTCTGCTCAAAATCTTGTCGCACTCAGAAAACGGAAGGTGCTGCAAGACATCTTTGATGTGAACAAAATCAAACTGCTCATCGACTTCGAAAATCGTTGCATTCGAAAGGTCAGTTCCAAGTGGAGCCTTTGACTTCGCAATTTCAATCGCAGCCTGACTGACATCGATTCCCTTGTATCGGATTCCACTTAGATCAAACTGTCCCGCAAGCTGCCAATCACCACATCCGACATCCAAGAAAGACTTTACGCCAAAAGAACGGACCAGATCGTTGAGGTAAGAGACGTATTCTCCTGTGTTTGACCTGCTAGAACCGGGGCCAGATCCACCGTTCCATTTGTCGTTCTTGTAGATGTCATCAAAGATATTTTGAAGCGTGTTCACAGTAGACGTTCTCCTTTTTCAGAATTGTTTCCTCAGTCAATGAATTCATTCTCTCGGTGTGGTATGACCTCCACAAGTGGGCGACAATGCATCCATCAAGTGAATAGTTCGGCTCCCAGTATTTCCCTGATTCACAGTGGATGAATCCGAGCATCTCGAAATCAACCGCCTTGCAAAGACCGGGGTTTTCCTGATGCAGCTTCCACGGGTATTGAACCGAAAACTCGTTCCAGCCGGTGCCATCAAACTCCTGCCATTTCTGAAGCCATTTCCACTGAAACTGACCGTGCATCCTTGAGAACATCACCGCATTGCACAGGCCAATTGTTCCTTCTCCGCAGAACTCGCGGCCAATGACAGCATCATGCTCAAGCCATTCCTTAGGGAAAGGAGCCAGCGTAATCGTGTCCGTATCGGCGTAAACGCCACCCATCGCATACAGAACCGTATGGCGAATCAGATCAGCGCGATGCTGGTGCCGCGAAATAAACTTCCCATTCCATGTCGTGAAGTTGTCCACCGGCATGATGCGAACTGGAACCTTGGCCTTCAGCTTTTCCCACTGCTCTCCGGTAGGTTCGTTCGGACACCACAAGAATACGTTCCAGTCAGGATTGTTCATCCATGCCGAAGCGATTGCGATTCTGTCGCAGATGTGGAAGCCGTCGTCGTGAAGACCGTGAACGAAGTGTATGTTTTTCATCCCTGACGCGCCAAGTTAGACTCGGCAGTTGCATTCGCTCGCTGAATATCAGCGGTTGTCTTCGCGTTCCGGCGAGCTAAATCTGCCATCGCCTTCTCGTTCTGACGCTGAATGTTGGCCATAACCTCGGCGTTCTGGCGAGCAATTTTTGCTTGAACCTCGGCATTCATCATCGCCGTCTTCGGATCGACGCCCTGCTGAATCGCCTGAGCCTGCTGCATTTGCGCCTGAGCTTCCTGTTGCTGCTGCAACAGCTCACCAAGCTGCTGAACGGTCTGAACAACCATCTGGAGCTGCTGCGCGTACGCCTCGACCTGAGGACGACGAGTAGGGTCGGTGGACAAGCGAGCCAGATGATCCTGGACGTGCTGACCGATGCCTTGCAGGAAGAGCATAATCTCCTGCGGATTGCCGCCCTGTTGGATAGATGCAGCCGCCTCGTTCGCCGCCGCAAGATGCGTGTCGATGTGAACGATTTGATTCTGCGTATCCGTGACGATTGCCATGTTGCCCTGGCGCAAGGACGAATGCTCCAGAACAGCCAGCGCGGTCTGATCCTGAACTCGCGAAGACTGGATCTGGGTCGGCAAATAACGATCCACCATTTGTTGGCCAACCTGAGCGGCGATGTAGTCGCGCAAGAGACTGACTTTGCCACCCTCAGGAAGAGAGCCAAGCAGACCGAGCAAAGATCCGAGGAGCTGCTGTTTCGCGAACTGAGAACCTTGGCCGACCGTGCGAGTCGCTTCAACGAAGTCGATATCCAGCATGGCTTGAACCGGGACACCTCGTTCGGCGCAACGACGCTGAAACTCAATCGCGTCCTTATCCGACTTGGTAATCGGGTTTAGGTTGGGATTGGAGGCGCGGCGATACCGCTCCTCAAAGAAAGAATCAAGCTGTGCGTAATACCGGCTCAACTGCGTCTTACCGATTGCTGACTGCTGTGCCACGATGGCTTGGACTTCATAGGCCGTGCGCGGGTTGCCCTGCGGCTTGTTGAGCGATTGGCGATACTGAGAGAGATTGCCTTGAAGAACATTCTCAAGGTCCGCGTTGACCGCCATAGGAGCATCCAGAACGCCAGCAATGTTTTGTTGAATGACTTCATAGTCGGGCGGGAGAATAGCATACGGTCCTTGCTGAACGACGCTCGTCTTGCTGAGCGCATTGGGGTTGAGGGGGCGGAACAGGATCTGCGTCCGGGCGAACGCGCTATCGACCATTGAGCAGCGCAGGCGATTCTTCAGCTCCATCGCCTGGAGCATCTTGATGCCCAAGCCTTTGACGCCGTGATGCTCGCCATCGCCACGGTCGTAGTACATCGGATGAATCACCTGCTCCCACTTCTTGAAGCGGCGCAACTTCCGATACATGAAGTTTTCGCTGTCACGCTCATCGATGATGCAGTGGCTGATCTGACCATCGAATTCTTTGTAGAAGACGTGACACATCAGCACCACCTCGGAGCGAGCTGAGAAGGTGATGTCGTTCGAGCGAAGCTGGCGCTGGAAGAACTCCCAGTCGTACTGAACACCGGAGCGGTACGGTTCGGGCATTGCGGCGCGAATCCGCTGACGGACATAATCGACATTCCACCCAGCGGCTACCGCTGCTTTCTCGTCCTGAATCTTCTCGAACAGGTCATCAACACCCATGCGAGTGCGGACGCAGGCCACCTTCCAATCACTGACATTCGACTTGGTTCCATCGGGAACAAGAAGATCCGTCGCCATGATGGCTTTGCAGCGCCAGTTGGTGCTGTCTTCAAAGATCAGCGGACCATCACCAATCAAAACCATCTCGCGCTGAGAGAGCTGAACGATGTAATCGAAATCTTTGTCGAGCTTCTGAAGCCGGTCGAACTCCTCGGTGATGATCTTCGACCAATCCTCCCGCTTATCCATGTCATTGCCGTAAGCGGTGCGAATGTTTGCGTAGGTCGGAACCTCAGCAAACACATCGTAGAAGGCACCCATGGCCAACGAAAGAAACGCCTCCGACTCGCGGAAGTTGACATTGGTTCGGAACGCTTGGTTGTTACGTCGAAGCTCTGCCGGATTGTATGGCGGATTACCATCGACTAGACCGCGCAGCTTAGCCCGAGTGCTATTACGAAGCTCGTCGGCCATAATGAGCTTCTGGAAGATTTCACGCGCTGATGCCGCGTCGGCTATGCGCGTTTCTGGCGCTTTACCGTCTTCGTTGAGGGTTTCAAGCGGCAGTTGGGCTAGGTTTCCGTACATGGTCGTTTTTTCCAGCAGTGGGCCGGAAGGTTTTTGTTCTCTGTAGCGTCCGTAAATTTATGGAGCGTTTCAATGGGAAACCACACCATGCTTCTGATAAAGCAACCGCAAAATTCGCAGCTTTGAAGGCTTTCGTCTAGGGGCGTGCTGCCATGCTGGGAAAATGTTTTGACCGCCTCTTTTAGCACCCGAGCGTTACATCCAGTGCATCCGAGCGGCTTACGGTTGTAGATACATGTCGAGCAGATTGACGCTCTTTGAGTCGCTTCCGCTTGGCTTACCTTGCCTCCGCCAACGGTCAGACCGTGCAAGAGGCTCATGCTGAAGCGGATTACATCGCCAATTTGGAGCGATTTACGGCCTTCTGGCTTACGGATTTCAACTTCATTGTACATACAATCAGCACCGTTACGACACGCATACTCGGTGATTAACGTGTCGAGATTTTCGGGAATTTTAATCGCATTGGCGGTGTAATGGTTACGAACGAACTCATGGAGCTGTGGCCAAGATCCACCCATGATTTCGATGCCAGTCTCAGGAACACGGTAATGCCACCCGCCAGGGATGACCATGTGTTCGTTCAGCACTTTGTATCCGGTGACGTTACTGCTCATAAGTCGTCGTGATAAATTGAATCAGCATCTCGAACGAGCTTTTCCCAGACCTTATCCATTCTGCTTGCTCGCGGTTCAAATGCGGCGGTTTTGCGGACTAGATCAAGCAAGACTACAGCAGCGTCGGCCAAGTCGGGCGATTTTCCGGTTCGTTGCTTCATCACGGTCTTCGATTCGACCGATATCTTACGCTTGGAATCGTCGAACATTCGACCGCAGAACTCCTGCAACGTCTCGATGTCCATACCACCAACACGCTCCTCGACGACCCATTTTCGCATCGAGAACCAGAGTTCTGTCACCTTGCGGTCGTATGCTTCATTGCATGGCCTACTGTCCTCGTCGCTGACCGGGATGGTTGACGGAGAACCACCAAATTCAACGCGATGAACCACACCCCATTCGCGAGTCAAAATGTCGGCCAAGCCCCCGCCCTCACCGCTCGAATCCAGAGCGAATTTGTCCGGTGCAACGCCACGCTTAGCGCATTCCTCTTTGACTCGATTGGCTATTTGGTAATGCACCGGCTCGGTCAGCGCGGCATTCGGTGAGATTTGAACTACATCGCCAAAGAGTACACTCGCCTTGTCGTTTGCGGTGCCAATCTTGGCAAAGCGTAGAACGCATCTATCGCCACCAAATCCCGGATCAAGTCCGGCAACAATTTGGACATTGGTCGTAAACACCAAGTTTCTTGTAGGTGTGTGCGTCTCAATCAGTGATTCGGACAACACTGTCTTGACCATGCCGTCAGGACTCCAGAATCCGCGTGTGTACTTCCAGAATGTGGGGCTTTGCTCGCCCTCATGGCGCATAGCCGACAAAACCTGATCGTGCGTGATGAGGTATGGGTACTTTGTTCGCCCTTCGCTGATATTGGGCGATTTCATGCCGTCGAACCGTCGGCACATCCCGCGTTCGGTCAGCCAATGCTGATCCTCAATCGTGACACTGCGCCAACCCTTTGCCGGTGTGCAGAAGCGTCCGTGCGGATCGTACTTCGAAGCAGGGTTTCCGATGACTAGCATCTTGAACTCACGGCAACCCTTGGAGAGGTTTGTACAAGCCTCGAACGCTGCCTCGGGGGTGTCCGTAGCTTCGTCAATGATGACCATCACCCGCTCGGCGTGAATACCTTGGATGTTGGCCACTGCCTTCGAGGTGTTACCTTCGGCGACGGCGATAGCGGAAATGGAATGGCGGTCGTCACCTTTGACAGCCTGTAAGGCCATTTTGGAATCGACCATGTTGCCTGGAAACCCGCGAGACTTACGAACCAAATCCTGAAGATTGGCCCACATACGCTTGCGGATCATCTTCGCGGTCGTCGATGTCAGGACAACCGTTGACTTGGAAGGATTGGCCAGCCACCAAACGGTAGCAAAAAGCGTTGCTCCAAAGGTCTTGCCGCTCGCGCCGCATCCCGCCCATCCAACGTAGTCGTGTTCGCAGAGGCTTTCGACTTGAGCTTCCAGCCACGGGTTCCAGCTCATCTTCGGCCAGAGCATTTTGGTGGCGTTAACAAAATGGTCGAAGGTGCCTAGCCCACCCTCATTAGGCTGGAGCCGGTTTCGGAATGCGTAAAGCTCAAGCTCAAGATCGGGTATCTTGACGGGTGAACGAATTCCGTACTTGTGCTGAATTAGTGGATGCTCAGTGGTTTGATCTGCCATTTTGACCTTGCGTTAAAGATTCGTGGATTCAGAGTTTTAGGAAGGTTATGCCTTCGCAACCATACTTCGGTTCATCCTGCTCGTCACCATGTGTGACGACTACCGAATGCCAGCCTTCAGGTGATGATTGCGCGGTCATCGGCATAATGACCATCAAAATTGGGGAGCAGTTTTCCGTTTCGCTCTTTGTTCCGGCGAATCCCCCGATTTCGTGGGCTGGCATTGTTGGGTACTCTCAGATCAGGGATGCGTCAGGCGTTCTCCTCTACGATTTTGGAACGGTGGCTGGAACCGTTGATGGCAGCGGGAATGCGACAATCAACTTCATTGCGCCTGGAGCGTCCACCGCAATCTGGCCTGCTGGAACGTACTACGTTGATTTTTCGTTCGAGGTTGTCGGAACTTTTGGACCAAAAACCACCGGAACTTACAAGCTTATCGTCTGTGACGGAATCACAGTCCCACCATGAGCAGTTACGACATCTCCATTCAATTTGAAGGAACTGGAGTCGTTTCAACGATTTCTGAGAACGAGCTGGATTACACGCTTAACGTCGTAAACGTCATTTACACGGCTCCGACTGTTACGAGCGTTGGTGTTTCTGGCGGAGCAACCGGACTCACCGTTTCGAATTCTCCAATCACCACAAGCGGTGTGATGACGATTGGTGGAACTCTTGCGGTTGCAAGCGGTGGAACTGGGGCAATTACGGCTGATTCTGCGCGGTCAAATCTTACTGCCCAGAAAACCATTACGAGCGGAACCGCATCGCCATCTGGCGGATCTGACGGCGACATCTACCTTCAATACATCTAATTTATGGCAGACAACGTAGGATACACACCCGGAACAGGTGCGACGGTAGCCGCTGACGACATCAGCGGAGTTTTGCATCAGCGCGTTAAAATTGGCGTTGGTGGCGATGGTGTTGCGGTTGATGTGTCATCCAGCAACCCGATGCCGGTCAGCGGTACTGTGACGGCAAACACCGGCCTGTCTCAACCTCTGACGGACAGCCAACTTCGCGCCGCAGCCGTTCCGGTGAGCGGTACTTTTTTTCAAGCAACTCAACCTGTCAGTATCGCAGCGTCTGTTCCTGTTACAGGTCCGTTGACTGACGCTCAACTTCGCGCAAGTGCTGTCCCGGTGAGTGGCACGTTCTTTCAGGCAACACAGCCAGTTTCCGCAGCATCGTTGCCGCTGCCTTCCGGCGCATCAACAGAAACCACTCTGGCAGCAGTCGAGGTGAATACGTCGACCATTGCGTCATCTACCTTTACCATTGACTCCAAAACACCCGCTCTTGTTTCCGGCCGTGTTCCGGTCGATGGCTCTGGCGTCACCCAGCCGGTGAGTGGCACGTTCTGGCAGGCAACTCAACCCGTCTCCGCTGCTTCCCTTCCGCTGCCGTCTGGAGCAGCCACCGAAACCACTCTGGCAGCCGTCGAGGTAGACACCTCGGCCATTGCGACATCGACCTCCGGCATCAACGGCAAACTCGCCACGCTATCGACTCGCGTTCTCGACAACGAGGCTTCCGGCGCACCCGTCCGCGCAATCGGTCAGGAAATCTGGAACGTGTCGTTTTCCGAGGTTGGAGCGTCGGTCATTTCCAACCAATTTCAGACACCGACAATCGGAACAGGCGTCTCATACAACCAAGCATCCGGCGCACTCAACATTGTTGCAGGAACCACTGCTAGAGCCGAGTTCTTTACCCGCAGCGTCCAAAATTGGCGCGGCGCAATGCGCCTCAAGTTCTCGATTGTTGCGTCACAACGTATCGCCAACAACAACTTGGCCGTCATGCTGGCCGATCTGATTGGCGAAGGTCTGACCGTCACAATCAACTCGGCTACAAGCATCACTGTTGCCCAATCGGGTCATGCTTTCGCTTCAACCAGCGTCGGCCAGTTCGTTCAAGTCGGCAATATCGTCGGTGCCGCTGGTGTTCCCGGTCGTTACGCTATTGCATCGGTCGTTGCTGGTACTTCGTACACACTCACCGTGGCTGGCTGGCCTGCATCCGGTAGCTGCACAGCGACGGTCTTCGGGCATTCGTATGTCCGCAATCTTGTCACCGGTACGACGGCCACAAACATCAACGTCGATGCACAGCGTCGCGGTTGGGCTACTGGCGACACCGCCGCAACGATCAACACAACGGCGTCTCCCGGTACGATTATCACTTGCGAGTTGACCGGACGCGAAGTGTTTTGGGCGGATCAGCTTCGAGCGACAACGACGACGCCTACTGTTAGTCTTCGAGCCAACCGCCTCGAAAACATTCCAGACGACAATCTGGATCTGTACCTGTTCGTCTGGTCGTTCAACGGCACGACCGCACCAGCCACATCAACGACATGGACAATTTCGTTTTGCACGGTTGAGAAGTTCGCCAATATGCCCGTCTATATTCAGGGCAATCGGGCGCAGGGCGCGATGAATCCGCTGCCGGTGACACAATCGGGAACGGTAACCGTAAGCGGTACTGTTACTGCCAACATCGGCACAGGCTCAATTGCGGCAGGAACAAACGTCATTGGTGACGTAGGCCAACAATATCGAGGCAACGCCACAGGTGCCGCCTCGGGAGCGCATTTGGTGAGCGCAGCAACAACCAACGCCACCATTGTCAAAGGTTCGGCTGGTCGTGTTCTAGGCTGGGCATTGGCCAACACCAACGCAGCGTTTCGATACGTTAAGCTGCACAACCAGACCACAACTCCGACCGCAGGAACTGGAGTTGTCCGCACAATTGCCATCCCTCCAAACAGTTTGGCTCAAATGAAACTTGAAGGCGGCATCGCATTTTCCACGGGCATCGGCCTTACGACCGTCACTGGAGCCGCAGACGCCGACACAGCGGCGGTCGGGGTGGGTGACATCGTTGGTGAACTTTTCTTTGCGTAAAATGAAGGTCCTGCGTTTTACTCGAGACTGCTGGGTAAGCGGCGTGTTCTACGCAGCCAACCAACCTGTTGCGTTTGGAAACCCTCCTTCTGATCAGCTCATTTCAAATGGTGACGCAATAGAAGTGACTGGAATTGGCTGCTGGACAGACCACGAAACTAATCTAGGTCGATTGGCGTAATGCTCCTCACCATTCTTTCAAACCAAGGATCTTCGCCATCCAACAAGTTCTGGATCAAAATATCTGGAACTTGGAAGGAAGCGATTACTTGGATTAAGATTTCGGGCGTTTGGAAGCAGTCTACGCCTAAGATTAAAATTGCGGGAATTTGGAGATAAGAGGACCATTTTTATATGAGCTGCACCAACCCATACGTCGTCAACATTCCAGGCCCTCGCGGTCAGGCTGGAACGAACGGAACAAATGGGACGAACGGCGTTGATGCCTTCACATACACGACGGCTCAATTCTTTGTTCCTCCTCTTGGCGGATACGTTGTTGTTCAGGTCGATAACAGCTCGTTTTTGCCGGAATCCATTCAAGGTCAGTTCTTTGTTTCTGTTCAGGGATGCGGATACATGCAGGTTGCGGATGTCGTGGGTTTGAATGTAACGCTCGGTAATCCTGCTGCCGGTCTTCTTGGTATTCCGAATGCGATTCCTACAACCCTGATTCCTGTAGGAGCGTTGATTACGTTGGCTGGAGCGATTGGGCCTCAAGGTGCTGCCGGTGTGTCTGGCGGTGCGCCGGTTGGAGCTTCATACATCTGCCGGACATCGGACGTAACTTTGACAAACGAGACAGCTCTTGACTCGCTTGCTGCCGGTTACATGAAAACCGCTGGGTCTAGCGGTGCTGGTGCTGTCTCGACCGTTGCTACGGTTCCGGTCGGCGACATCAGCGGTACGTTGCCGATTGCAAAGGGTGGAACGGGCGTAACCACAGTTCCTACTAATGGCCAACTTCCCATCGGAAATGGAACCGGATACACGGTGGCCGCATTGACGGCAGGTTCTGGCATCGCGATTACGAATGGAGCAGGGGCGATTACCATCGCGGCAACCGCCGCAGCATCGTTCAACTACGTCACGTTTACGCGGAGGGTGACTGGAACACCCGGTTCTGGCGCGCCTGACGTTGGCGCAAGTCTGACTAAGAACCCGTTTAGTTTGACCGATTTCCCGTCTGGATCTTGGAACGGGATTGATACTGCATCTGGATTTACCGCATCGACCGGACGGTTTACAGCAGCTCTTTCTGGATATTACAGGATTGATGTTGCGCTGATGTTAAGTGCATACACGGGAACCGCGTCTTCGGTTTCTTTCAGAATCAGAAAGAACGGAGTTACGGACATAGGGCCTACAAATTCTCAATCAACAAACTCTACAAGTATTTCTGGTCCGTTTTTCATTCAGTACATCGATCAAGCGTCTGCTGGCGATTATTACGAGGTTTTGGTTACAACCGGACCGTTGAACGGGTATTACGTTCGAGAAGGGGCATCGTTCTCCATCCAGCGTATTCAGGCTTAAACCATGAGCGAACGCGCACCACGCAGGTACACGGACGGATCTGTTACCTTTGAGGGTGGCATTGATGCTGGCGTGATGCCTTCCGAGGTGGAAAAGAATCAGGTTGCGTTCGCCGTCAATGCCAACTTCCGCGAAGGATTTGTCTCTCCTCGCCCCGGTTACGTTCAAAAAGACTACGACCTCTGCGTCAGTATCACCGCTGACAATGCCGAGATTACCGCAGATCAGACGAACGTGACGGCGGACGGTTGGTCGGAGGATTGCTACGGCCCTCAAGGTCTTACCGGCACGTTCCAATGCGCGCTGCCATACATCTCGGACGATGGACGTACGTTCATCCTGATGCTGATCAGTGGTAAAGTGTGGCTTTACAACTGCCTTGAGAACAAGGCGCAAAACCTCACGCTGTCCGCTGACTTAGAGAATCCTTCCAACCTGCTCGATGGCTGGATGGTTCAAGCTGAGAACTTCGTCGTTATCCAAGACGGCTTCAGCAAGCCGCTCATCTTCAACGGAACAAGCCTGCGTCGAGCTAAGGACGATGAAATCAAGTGCGGCAGAGTGATGGCCTACGTCAATGGCCGCATCTGGTACGCACTGCCGAACGGCTTTTCATTCCGAGCTACCGACATCGTTTATGGAGACGGTACGCGAGCCAGCGTTCTCAAAGAAACCGAGAACACCTTCCTCAATGAAGGTGGTGACTTTGCGGTTCCGTCGGATTCAGGCGGCATCACGGCAATGGCCGTCCCAGGCAATCCAGACACATCGCTTGGCCAAGGACCGCTTCTTGTCTTCACGCCTCGTTACGTCTTCAGCGTCCAAGCTCCTGTAGACCGTGATGTTTGGAAGAACCTGAACTATCCCATTCAGGCTATCAGCTTGCTGACCAGCGGCGCGTTAGGCGCACGGTCGGCCATCACCGTCAATGGCGATGTTTTCTACCGAGCTATCGACGGCATCCGTTCGTTCATCATTGCTCGCCGGTCGTTCACCGATTGGGGCAACACACCGATCAGTGGGGAGATGACGCCCATCGTCGAGAACGATCAGACAAACCTTTTGTGGGCCAGCTCTGCGGTTGTTTTCGATAACCGTTTGCTGATGACCTCTCAGCCTCGTTTCGATTCAGAGGGAGTCATTCACAAGGCTATATCCGTGTTGGATATGGAGCTTATCACTTCGATGCGGAAGAAAGCTCCTCCAGCTTGGTCGGGAATCTGGACGGGCTTGAACATCTTGCAGCTCGTCAAGACCGAGAACGCTTACGGAGACGCTTGCTTTGCGATTGCTCGCGGGTCGGACGACACGATCCAGATTTGGGAAATCACCAAGTCTGAAAGGTTTGACATGAACTTGAGTGCGACTCCCAAGAAGGAAATCGAATGGCAGGTGCAGACTCGCGCCTACAACTTCGAGGTTCCGTTTGGCTTGAAGCGACTCGATTCCGGTGACTTGTTCATTGATGAGCTTGAGGGCGATGTCTCCTTCAATGTCACCTATCGACCGGACCAGTATCCCGGCTGGATCGAGTGGATCGACTTTGCTGAATGCGCGACTGTGACGCAGTGCTTGGATCTTTGTCCGATTACGAACTTCAAGGCGCAGTACCGGCCTAAGATGCGTTTCCCGACTCCATCGGATTTGCCGTGTAACGCGACGATCAGCACTCCCGCTCGCAATCTTTACGAGGTTCAGGTCATGCTGACTATCATGGGGTATTGCCGTATCAAGAGTCTTCGAGTTCACGCCTACGACATTCAGGAATCGAGTGTTGGCGAGTGCCGAACTGCCTTCCCTGCTTGCACACCGCTTGATGTCTGCGATGTCAATCCTCTGACCTACTCGTCAGAATAGTCTTAGAATTATGCCAAACCTTACTCTCATCACTCTTACTCCGCCGAGTCTGCCGGTTGGATATTGTCCGCTCAATTACCAGACGTTGGCCAACGACATTATCAGCGGCACTCAAGCGACGTTCAACAGCTCGATTGGAAACTCGTTCTTCAATTACGGGGCATCGACGCCTGCGCTGAACAATCAGGTTTATCCGTGGTTGGACGAGAACGGTGAGTGGTGGGTGCGCGTCAGTGGATACTGGGCAAGAAAGAATCCTATTCCTGCCAACGGTCCTGAACGGCGCATCTTCGTTGGTACTGCTGCTGATGTCCTAAGCTACGACGGTGGCGACGGAACCTCGACATCAACAAATGTGACTTCCGGCCCAATGTGGGAGGTTGACACAGCTTTCGATGCTCGATTCCCGGTTGGCGTTGGAGCTTTTGCGGCAAGCGGTACGGTGAATGTTCAGGGGACGACGACCACCACATCTATTGCTGGTGAAGACAAGCATACCCTGACCGTTCCTGAAACCGCATTCAACGAGCATACTCACGGTGTTGCTCAACTCATTGCCCCCGCAAACGACGATTACTACCTCGTCAACAAGTCATGGACTGGACTTGGTTCGTACCCGACACAGATCCTTCAAGGTGCTGCTGGAACAGGTGGCGGCGGTTCTGGGCCGAGTATCACGACCGGAGATGTCGGAACAACGAACGCTGACAAGACTGGCAACGACAGTCAGAACGCCATCGGGCATAACAATCTTCCGCCATTTTACGGTGTTTACTTTATCAAGCGAACGGGCCGAGTCTACTACACCAAATGAAGCTTATCGTTCAGGACATCCGCTCGACAATCGCTCGGGTTATCGGCACATGTGTCGATGATCAGCGCGTTTACGACTACATCAACCAAGCGTGTCGAAGGCTTCTACACAAGGGCTTGTGGGCGGGTTCTTACGGACGATTCACCGTTTGCACCGTAGACGGATGCATCACTTGGCCTCGTTCAATCGAAACCATCGAAGCCGTAGCAGACTGCTGCGGAACAGGATCTGTTCGCAACCAATGGTATGAATTCCAAGAAACCGGATTCGGACTCCTCAGCGGATGCAACCCGTGCGCGGGAAAACAGCTCGTTGATCGTGGTACTGTTGTTTCATATCGCGATATGTCTGGCGGCATCAACAGCTACATTCGAGTTTATCCTGGCGATGCTTCAGATGTCGGCAAAACGATAACGCTCCAAGGCTACGACTCGAACGGACAATGGATTCGCACCCAATCAGGTGGCGCATGGATTGACGGCGAAAAGCTGACGCTCGCTTTGCCGTACGTTCAGTCTTCCAAGAAATTCACCGCACTGACCGGAGTCATCAGGGAGGCAACAAATACCGCATCGCGGCTCTACGAGTACAACCAGACAATTTTTGCCGAGGTAGATCTTGCCGTGTATGACCCGGACGAGACGTTGCCGCAATATCGCCGTAGCCTCTGGACTGGTCGAAACAGCGATTGCTGCACTCAGACTGTCACGGTCATCGGCAAGATGCGTCATATCAACGCGACGAGCGTGAATGACTACCTCATCCCCCCGTGTCCCGATGCCATCAAGCTGATGGTTATGGCCATTCGCAAGGAGGAGAACGATTTGATTCAGGAAGCAGTGGCCTACGAAGCCAAAGCTGTTCAAGCTGTGCAGGAGCAAACGATGCAGTATCTGGGTGACGCAGTCGCGACGATACGCATGGTAGGCGTCGGATTGAACGGCGGAGGGTTTTCTCAATGGTTCTGAACCAAAAGGATAATTTATGGCAATAGGTGCAGCAATTCTTGGTGGAGCGGGAATCTCCGCTGTCGGCAGTTTGCTTGGCGGGCTTTTTGGTGGCAAGAAGCCGAAGGTTCCTGAGCTGAAGCCAATTAACTTCGAGCAGGAGCAGACCAACGCTATCCGGCAAAACATTGCCGCGCTTGAGCCTGCCACCAAGTTGGCCGAGAAGACTACATCCGCAGAACAGTCATTGCTTGAAACTCAGCTTCGCCGTGCGATTCCTGGCTATGACCAGATCGTTCAGCAGGCTGGGCAGAATATCGGCGCAGCCTTGCGCGGTGAGCTTTCACCCGAGGTTTCCGCTCAGGTTCAACGCTCGACTGCTGGACGCGCTTTGTCTGGTGGATTTGGAGCTGGTTCTGGATTCGGTCGTTCGCTTACCGCTCGCGATTTGGGTCTGACATCAATGCAGATCCAAAATCAGGGTCTTGCTCAAGCTCAGAACTTCATCCAGCAGCAGCGCACGTTTGGCATGGCGCAACCGTTCTCCGTGAGCAGCATGTTCATCACGCCGTCTCAACGGATTGGGGCGTTACAAGAGCAACAGTCCAGAATGTACGGACGCGATTTGACTGCTGCTCAAGTGGCTGCTGCTCCGTCGCCGATGCAGCAGGCGGCGCAGACTGCGTTCACCAACTTTGGCGGAACTGTTGGTGGCGCATTGTCGCAGTATGGCCTTTCCAGCGCATTGATGTCTGATTACTCCAACATGATGCGCCAAACGCCTCAAATCGATGTTCCGAATCTGATGGCTCCGCCGCCTTCAATGTCCGCTCCTAGTGTCAGATTCGGACCTTAAAAAGATCATTCTATGGCCGACCAATCTCTTCAAGCATTTCAGTTAGGTGCAAACCTGTTCGACCGCGCACAGACGCAGAAGCGGATGATGGAGCAGTTGCAGATGCAGACTGCCCAGCAGGTCATGCAGCAACGTCAGTACGATCTTCAGAACAAGATTCAATCGAACGCTTATGCTCAGGCGTTGGCGGAGCAGGAGGCTCAAGCTGCGGAATATGACACGTTCCAAAAGTTTAATGAGGAAGTTGGAACCTATTTTAATGATCCTGAACTGAAGGCGGCTATGCCTGCGCTTCCTCGCTTCAGGTCAAAGGTATTCAACCAACAGGCAACTCAGGCATATCAAGGTCTTCAGCAGTATTCTCCGCGAGCGAAGATTATTAAGGCTCGCGAACAATTCGACAAACTTAGAGCGGATAGCATCGAAGCGATGCAGAATCAGGGCATCGATGTTTTTGATCCTCAGACAGGTCAGGTTAACGAGGAGGTTTACCGCACGAATCTTCCTATCATTAGGGAGCAGATGAAGGAAAAGGAGATTGTCGGAAAACTTCCGCAAGACGTATTTACCGAAGTGTCTCTTTTGGACAAATCTATCCCTCTTCAGGAACGAATTAAAACCGCTCAATTAACTGTCGAAAGTAAGAAGAGCGCGCAAATCCCTGCATCTGAACGCACCAAAATGCGCTTGTCTGAAAGAGCTGTCAGCGAATATGAATCGTTGTTTGGAAAGCCTGACACACAAACGGCTGACATCATCGAGTCCAACGCCATGAGCAATTCATGGAAGTTTCCTGATGGAACTGCTGAGAAACGCATCGGAGGAGATGAAACGATTGCACGAAAGTCTGGAGAGCTGGTTAAACGGCTTGATGACTTTGAAAAAAACTACGGACCTCAAGCTATCCAAAAGTATGTCGGAATTATTGACGGTAATGTGACTGACATTAAAAAGCGATTGGCTGGCGCAAAAACCAAAGAGGAAAAGGACGCTTACGCATTGTTGCAAAGATTCCAAGATGAGTTCAATCAGGTTGCTTTTGAGCGTTCTGGTAAAGCCGTGACAACCACGGAAATGCAACGACTCCAAGCCGCTCTTGGAAATGTTAAGAGCCAGAATTTTGCGGACGATGTTCGAAACTTCTCAGCAATGGCTGCGGAAGATTTGTACGGAACGATTCGTTCTTTCAAGGATCAGTATCGAATCCGTCCTGAGCAGGTTAGGTTGGCCAACGAACTTGTCACCAAGTTCAAGCTTCCTCTGATTCCGTTTGGACAACAGCAGCAATCAGCTCCGACTCCTTCGACTGGAACCGCTCCGTCGCTTCCTCCTGGCGTAACCCCACGCACGAACGCAACAAACTCAACCTCTGGAGTTATTTACACTCCGTAATTATGGGAACAATCACCACTCCGTCTGGAAGGGAATACAATTGGTCTAATCCGAATCCTCCAACGGAGGCGGATTTTAAGGCCATTTTGGATTACGAGGCAGCGCAAGGAATCTCAGCTCAACCACAATCGCAAGGTCCAGCCACCATCGCCGAGATGCGTCGGCGTGAGGAAGCTGGCCAAGTCTCCGCGCTGACTCCTACCCAAGTTCAAGCGCAAGTTGGTTCTCCTCAGCAGCTTGAACAGGCGGTTCAGGATTCAGGTAAGGTTGGAATGATGGAGAGGTTTGGTAAGGCAATCGAAAATTTGCCGTGGGAATATGGACAGCTTGCTGACCCTGTTGGAATGCTTGCGCCAATGGAAGGCGGTCGAATCGCTCCTTCTGGAGAGCTTACTCCATTGGCGCAAGCTGAGGCTCGCGGAATGATGCGTGGAACAGCCATGGGCGCTAGGGCTATTCCCGCTTTGCTTGCTGCCCCCGCAAGCAGTGGAGCATCTATTCCTGCGATGATGGGTACTGGCGCTCTTGCATCTGCAATAGGCGAGGCGGTCGGTCAAACAATCGAAAAGCTTTTTGGGATTAGGCAAGATGTTTCAGGGCGAGAAATTGCTGCATCTGCTGTTACTGGTGCTGCTCCAATTATTCCAGGAGGAGGTTTTCTTAAGCCGTTGGCAAACATCGCCATGCAAGGAGCTGGCGGCGTTGCTGGAGAGGCTGTTAGAACTGGGGAATTCGAACCGGGAGCTGGCATTGTCCCTGCCGCGTTAACTGCCGGATTTCAAATCCCCGGAGCAATCGCTGGCCGTGCTGGCGCGGGATTTGAACGTGCTGCCGAGCGAGCAGCCACGGTGGAAAGAATTGGTGAAGGAGTTCAACCTACGTTTGGTCAGGCGATGCCTCGTTTCGCTGGTCTTGAATCAAGAATTGAATCTCGCGCTGGGATGCCTCCAATCACCGAGCAACTCGCTCGTCAAGGTGAGCAGATTAAAACCGCAGTTCAAAAGCTGACAGGTGTTGCAGCCGAAGGAGCTGACACGGTGACTCAAAAACTTCTTGGCGCACTGAGTGCCAATGAAATTGACGACATCGCAAACGCTTCAAGAAATCTAAAAGACGCTGAAACGATTTTGGAATCTGCTCGCGGACAAGCGCAGAAACAGGCTCAGCAACGAGCAGTAGATCAGGCGCTTCAGGCATATCAGGACACGGTGAAAAATACCTTGTTCAAAGGTCAGAACATTTCCGCGTTTCGTGTTGTTCCTGCTGGCCAACAAATTGAATCGCTCGCCGATCAGGCTAAAAATGCAATCAAGGCTGAAGCAAACAGAATCTATGGACCTGCCAACGCGGTTGAAAACGATCAGAAATTCAACCTTTTCAAGCCTGTTGGAAACAACCCTTCTTTTGCGGCTCAAGCAAATGAACTGTTGGCCCAGATTCCAGACATTCACGCCTCTGGCTTGAAAGAGGCCAAGAAGCTTTTGTCGAGAACAGAGACAATGATGACTCCATCATCGATGGACCCAACGCGGCCCGTGACAGTTTCAGTGCCTCAAAAGGCCAGTTTGAAGGAGCTGAAAGACCTTCGAGATGAGCTTTACGATTTCGCTGATTATGCCGGTGAAGCCATTGGAAGCGGTCAACAAAGACAGGTTAAAAATCTCGCAACCACTCTTTCCCAAACGATTGCCGATCAGGCTCCTGAAGCCATAGGCGCTGAAGCCGCTGCTGCAAGAGCTGCTGGTGATGAGTTTTATGCGGCGACACGACCGAAGCTGAATCTTTTCGGAGTTCGCAGGGCGTTCGCTCCAGAAACCGTGGAGCGTGGCCAACTTGGTCAGGCAATGGTCAGCGGAGTCAAAGCTCAAGGCTTGCTTGCCCCTGAATTTGCGAACGTCGAATCACTTGTTAACACGCTGAAATCCCGTGGGGTTGCAAACGCTCCCGATCTTCAAGATGTGTACTCGTCTATCCGGTCTGGGATTGTCAGCGACGCAACGGACAAAGCCACTGGGGCAATCGACTACAAGAAGCTTGCCGGAACAATCAACAACCTAGAAACGCAGAGTCCCGGCGCACTTGAGAAGGTTGGTCTTGGATCAAAAGACCAGCTTTCCAAGTTCGTCAATTTCCTTGAAAGCACCGGCCAGAAAACTGGTCCTCAAGCGTTGCTGGACATTTTGCAGACCAAAACACCTGCCGGATTTGCTGTAGCATCTGAAGCGGTTCAGTTGCTTCCAAATGTGAAGGATGTTGGATCTGTTGTTCGGTATCTTGAACGCGAGGCGGTTGCTGGAAACAAGCTGGCCAAAGAAGCGTTGATTTCGACTCGCGCTAGAGAGATTGAAGATATTCTTTTGGCCGAGACTGTTCTCGGTGGCAAAGGGCCGAATCTCAAAGGTGTTTTCAAAATAAATCGAGCTGAACAGATTCTTGGGCCGACTCTGTACAAGCAAATTGTTGACGACATCATTCCTGGCTACAAAACCATCTTAATGGCTGAACGTGCTGCTGGTGGAGGCGGTGCGCTTGTATCTGGTCAGGCTGCTGAAGAGTTGGTTGCTGGAATTCCTCAATCAGCTCTTAAGGTTGCCGCTGGAAAACCAGTTGAAGGAATCATGGGTGTAATCGGAACTGCGGTAAATGCTGGGTTCTACAATGTCGCAGCAAAGGCGCTGGCTCGCGCATCTGGATCTGCTGGTTATCGTAGCGCCGCAGATACGGCTCGAATTTTTGAGAAGT